TACGATTATGCTCCCATTACAGAAAAGATCACTCATACAACAAACAGAAACGGCAGTGCAGGAAAGCTGACATTTTCATATCTTCAGGAGAAGCCTATCAATCTTACAGAAGGTGCAAAGGTTCAGTTTTATGTAGATGACAAGGAAATATTTCTGGGTTTCGTCTTTGTTTCCGAGCAGGATCGGTGGGGTGTTGTTTCTGTGACTGCTTACGATCAGCTCCGATATCTAAAATCAGCGGCAAGCTACAGTATTGAAGGAAAAAAACTGAATGAAATTATACAGCAGATAGCTACAGATATGCAGTTACAGGTCGGAACGTTGGAGGATACTGGGTATATCATTCCTACTTTAACCAAGGAAAGTACAGAATGCCTAGATATTATTGAGTATGGGCTTATGTTGACCCAGTACAATACTGGCAAGACCTTTGTTTTTTATGATAATTTTGGT